ACGATCATAAACGCACCACCGTCCTTGGCCTTGACAGGCTTCTTACGGGACTTACCCGCCGTGGACAGGGCGATTGCAACGGCCTGCTTAACTGCTTTTTTCTTTGAGGCCGGCTTGCTGGTTCCCAGCTTGCCCGTCTTCTTATACGAACTTACCATCTCTCCGATGTTGGAGCTGATGGTCTTTTGGCTTGATCCTTTTTTAAGCGGCATTTCGCCCTCCTTGTTTGACTAGCGTGGCCATCAAGCGCTCACGAGCAACCTCCGAGCGCTGGTCAATCGCATCTTGCTGCACCCCAACACGCTGCTGAGCAATCTGAGCGTCGATCTGGGCCTTTTGAGCCTGCATGGCAATCTTCTGCTGCTCAAGCTGGGCATCGATCTGGTCCTTCTGCGCCCGCTGCTGGAGCTCCTGCTGCTTGAGCGCCACCACCGGATCCTGACCCCCTTCGCCACCGGCCAACTGGCCCTGCAGGTCCCGCACCTCTTGCATGAACTGAGCAATCTTGATGGCGATCATGCCTTCCTTCTGAATGCTCGAGACCATCCGGTCCGGATCAGCACCGTATTGCATGAAGAGCTCGGCTTCCACCGTCTCCTCGGCCTTCAACCGTACATGGTCAAGGATGTGCTGCTGCAACTGGATCGTGGCCATCGGGTTGGCCTGCAGTACAGGCGACAATCCCATCATCAGGTGACTTGCGATGTGCGCATCATGCTGCTGCCCAGCAAAAGCCTTCAGGTGCATGCCATTCATCACGCTGGAGTTTTCCGTTGCCGGATCCTTCGGCATCTGCGTGTTCTGCGGCAGAAGGATTCCATCGATGTCGCGGATGTTCAACGCTGAATAGACCCGGTAGTAGGCCTCATACATGTTGTGCATCTGAGGCGCGGTCTGCGCCAACTGCAACTGAGTCTGAGCCAGGGTAATGCGCTGGGCCGTGGAGAAGATGTTGGGGTCGGCTACCGGAAGCACCGCCACCATGTTGTTGAAGTCCTGCCGCTTGATCGAGCGGCTCGCTCCAGGCACGTCATACGGGTACTCGTCTGGCAAGAACCGGGCAAAACCCCGGGCCAGCATCTTAAACTCCATGCTCTGGGCATAATGCAGCCGCTTGTGGATGGCCGACATGACCATCGAGCCCCGCTCAAGCAATGCAATTGTCGTTCCGACCGCGGCGTTCTGGTTGGCATCCCCAACCATCATGTCCGCCGTGCTAGCCAGCCGCTTTCCGGCCTCTACCAAGAAGCCCAACAGCCCAAACAGCGTCTGAGAAGGCTCTTTGTACGGCAAAGGCATCAGCGAGGCGCTCAGTTCAGCACCACCAGCGTCAATATCCCGCCATTCGCCCGGCTGGATCGGATTATCGTCGTCCGAGATCCGTGCACCCTTGGCTTTGAAGCCCGCCGGCAGGTTAGAAAGCGTTCCTGCATCCAAAAGCTGACGCAATGCAGCCGTTGCACCCTTCGAGAGCCCACCAATCAGGTGAACAAAGCCCAAGCCATACGCTCCAAGGCCTTCGATGAGCGGGTAATGCACGAAATACTCGATCCGAAGCTTTAATTCGTCGTCCTCTTCCCAGTTTCTGCGCACTCCAACGATGCGCATGGACGATTCTTCAATGGTTACGACGTACGGAAGCTTGATTCCGGTCGGTTCGCCGTCTTCATCCTTGTCTTCAAAGCCAGGAATGTCCAAATTGACGTGGAATTCCAGCAAAAAGACCTCGCCAACCTCGCCAGTGGGCTGAATTCCAGTGGTTTTGTTGACAGCCTGCTGGATCGGCGTCGGCGACGGGTCGTTTTCGTCCGCCGGGTAGTCAAAATCAATGTACTCACCAGCCACAACACGCTTTTTGAAGTCGTTTGAGTCCATCGCAATGCGGTGAGTAATGCGATTGCATTGCGACATCACGCTCGAACCGTTGTACGGGATGTACAAATCGTCAGCCAGGACCAGTTTTGACACCATCCGGCCGACTTGTCCGTCGTAATACACCTTCTTGAACACCGAACCACCATATCCCAGGTAGAACAGGGACTGATCCATCTCCGGTGTGTACTCCTCCATCACCGTCGTGATCTGGTAATTCATGAAATCTTGCACTCGGGCAGCCTGCTGAGCCTTGTCAACAGTCTCTTTGCCCACAATCTGCGTGCGAACAGGGCCACCAGCAGGCATCAACTCCTTAAACGCCTGAGACTGGAACTGCACAATGCTCTCGGTAAGCATCGGATGGGCCGCATTTGCTGCACCGCGGAAGGGCTGCGTGCGCTCATCAATCTTCAGGCCCAGCAATTCCAGGCCCTTGGAGTACATCCGCTCCCAGTCCGTGCGGCTCGACTTGTCCGCCTCAAACATCGCAGACAAATCAGAAGCAACAATGTCTAACTCATCACGGTCAATGACCTCGGCCAGATTGGCGTAGAAGTCCACTTCCTGGTCTTCGGCTTCCCCAAGTTCTACCGTGGCCCCACCATCCTCTTCCAGGATGACTTCAATGTCCGGCGCCTCCTCGGAGACGGCCACCACTTCAAGAATCGGGGCTTCGGCTAAAGATTTATCGATGGGCATGACGCCATATCCTCATTTCTAACAATCGGAATAACCTCCGATTGTGTCTCAATCCAGACCTTTGCGCCACAAGAAAGCGGCTTGTCTGGGCTATAGATCACTTTACACGGCCCGGTGATGCTCACCTCGTGTGCGTAAGTATTGTCCTTGTAGGTCTTAACCGTCAATACCGGGTCCCTGGCGCCACTCTTGCCGTTGGCCTTGATCACATGCTGGTTCACATGGACGATGGTCTTCAAGCGTGGGCCTTGATGAATTTCGTTACCTCGCCGCCCGCGGCCATTCCTTCAGGCGGACGGTTTTCTTTTCTCTTCTTGTATAAATCGCCCCACTTAATCCTTTTTACCTCTTCTAAGCCTTTTCCGGATCTATCTACATGGTAAGTCTGATCTCCAGCTAGGCCATCGGGCCAACGAGCATTGAGGTTGTCAGCTAAATCAAACACATCGTCCATGTATTCTTCTGGTGCGGAATTGAACTTGCCTTGGGTCTGACGAACTTTGAAGTCGGGAGGCTGACCCGTACCAGCGTTCATGTCCTCCATTTCAATTGTTGCCATCGGTAGCCCCTTCTCATCCCGCAGGGAGAACAGGTTGGCTTTGCCCGACAGGAGCGCCTTCTTCCCGCCAAGGTTGTAACTTCCCTCGTCGCCATAGCCACCAACAGAATGACCCATCAAGGCGCCTTCAAGTTTGGCGGCCAAAGGATCGGTAATTCGAACCCACTGCCCTGATTTGACTTTGGTCTGCGGTTTTGTCCCAAAGAACAGGGTTTCTTTGGGTAGGGTGCTGCCCTTTCCGCGCCTAGCTATTTCAAGTGCGGCCTCGAAATCTCGTGTTGATTTTAAGCGGTTGGTGCCTTCTATGAATGCTTCTGGAAAGGACATACGAGAGAGTTTTTCCGGGGGTACTGCACCAATCGTTTTTGCAATTGCTTCTGGCTCAAACATAGAAAGAAGACGGAAGGAACCCATGCCAAACGCAATGTCTCCTTGCTCCACCGCCTTCCTAATAAACTCTGTTTGATCTTTCCCACCAAAAGAAGCCAGGGCTTGTGCTGACGTTCCAAAATTGGATCGAATGTCTCCAGCATCAGATAATGCTGCCGCTTCTAAATCTTTTAGAGTAATGTCCTCAAGCTGTTCAGATAAAATCGCCCGCGATAGGTTTTCATCAGCTCCTTCGGCCACCATTCTCTGCACGAGCCTATCGACGGCTTTGTCTTTGAGCTCCGTCGTTGCGTCGTAATCCAGCTCGTCTGGCTTAATCACGAAAGGTCTTAATCCTGTGCCTCGGTCATAAGCCCTCGTCACATCCTGTAGGGCTTCTGGATCTCCTTCACGTGCAGCCGCTAGTGCATACCCGCGAAGCTTTTCTTTGTCCCGGCCAAACATCCCAATTCGGCCAGATTGAACAGCTTCTCGTATTGGATCGTTCTCTGTTCCGAAGTCTGACCGAAGATACTTAGGCATCTTCTTGGCAATAAAGTCTGCTACGTTGGCCCTGTTGCTTTCGGGCACTGTTGCTCTGTAACCCTCTCGATTGACCGACGTAATGACGTCTTCAATGTAGTTCCCAACCGGAGAACCTTTTTCGGTTATTACATTCCCGCCACGAGGCTTGACGGCATACATAAGATTCCCGCTTTTCTCAAAGCGTTGCCTAAGCGGATCATATGCAGACTCGTCCGGTGCTTTAGCAGCCGCCGACCGAATACGCGCACGTTGTACTTCGCCTACCGTAGCGTCTTCTATTTTCGATGCCGCCGTTCCAAGTTGTTGCATGGAGTACCTTGCAGAACCAGGACCCGGAACGGGAAGCGTCATGAGCTGCGGCATCGGAGCAAGCTTATAGTCAGCCGCCTTCTTGCCAATGAACTCCAACACATCCCGCGCCGCCTGGGACTGCGGCTCACCAGTGATGCGCTGCATCAACTGACCACCAGCCTCGCTCGCCTCACGCACACCCTCAGGCGTTCCATACTTGCCACCAGTCAAACCCTTGTACACACCATACGCCGGACCAACCACCGCGCCTACCGTGCCACGGACCGCGGTCTGCGCAAGATCAACAGGAGCACGCAGGTAGTCAGCAAACTGAGCCACAGCGGTCTGGTCATAGGGCCGTGGTCCTTGGTCCGTGAGCGGTGTTCCAACAGTCATTTGTTGGATGAAGTCTTCATCGGTCATTTCACCCTCCGGAGGGGAGCCATTGGCACGCCTGCGAATGAATTCGTCGGTGGTCACTTCGCCGCCCGCGGCCATCTTGTTGATACCCCCGAACTTGTCTGCCAAGCGGTTGAATTCTTCCTTGGTGATGTAGGACTCACCGTTCATCTCGAACAGGATCTGTGGGTTAAAGCCCTTCTCCTGAGCATTCTTCAACATCATAGGCTTAAGCGCTACCACGTCGGCATTCTCTAGGTCCCCGATTCGCGACCAACGCTGCGTGGTCAGGAAGTCCTGTACAAAAGGAATGTAGGAGGAGGCGGGCTTGACGTTCCCTTTGCCTTTGATCTGCCTGATTTCAAGCGGGGCTGCGGCTCTTTCCGCTTGAACGTAAGCTTGGTATTCAGGGGATTTTCTTATAAAGCTCTCAAAAAGTACGAAATCAGGAGAGTCCAGGTCGAACCTTCCTGCCTTTTCCATCTCAGTAAGCTGATCCAGCAAAGACTGCGAGATGTTGTTCGAGTGGTAATAAGACACGGGAGTCATTATTGCCCTAGATGGAATAACCTCAATTGTTACGTGCGGCTCACCTTTGTTATCCCGCAGGCTAAAGACTTGAGTATCCCCGGACCATACGTCCTCACAATACCCGCCCACGCAATGGCGCATGGTCGAGCCTTCATACTTCAAGGCCCGTTCGAGATCATTCTTGGACAGGAACTGCAATGCCTGCTGCATCATCGGGGTGGGGGAGTTCCTATCAAGGTCCGTGATCCGTTGTCCATCAGGACCGAACAAAGCCGTACCAGACGGACTAGGCACGAGCTGATAACCCGGGGGCAGCTCTGTGTACTCCGGTGCCTTAAGCTC